TGCCGTACTTGTATCATTACTAGTCCTGAATCGAATGATGCTAGTACTATTCCTATCAAATTGACTATTGGTTACGTTAGGAGAAAATTGATCTGCTAGACTACCACTTTCTGTTCCTGTGCTGTCCTGTTTTCTTTTAGTTGCTGATGCTGAACCACGAATGACAGATCTATCAGTTTGAACCTCATAGATGTACTGAGCGGCCGTTGACTGCGTGGGAAAGAATAACCAGCGTGGAGGAGTCATGATGTGTAGTCAATACCAAATATAACGTCAAGTGCAGAAGAGTTACTAGAAGTTATTATGGTGATCACCCCATCGGCGGCAACAGAAGTGTTTGCGAGTGAAGATTGTGCTCCACTAGAACTACTCACACTTGCTGCTTTGATTGTATCAGAACCATTCTTGAGAGTGGCGGTCACTGTACCAGATGCAGACTTGATGAAGAATGCAGTAATTGTTCTCGCTGTGGCTGCTGCGGGATCAATAGTATAAGTTTTATCTGCGGCGGTCTCAATATGTCCAGTGTATGAGTCTGTTCGTAATGCGCTGGTAATATTAGTAGAATCACCTAACGTAATCCCACCAGCACCCAGAGTTACTCCACCAACCTCTACGGTGGAACTATTCATACTAATACCTCTGTATCCACCAGCTTCTATATTTACTGTATCAGTACCAAAAACTAATTTAGTATTCGCATCCCCAGCATGGGCGATACCGACCAATTCAATTGTGGCTGTGGTATCAACACTGAGTGTTTCTCCGTTGAGAGTTATACCATTATCAACATGATCAAAAGTAGAACCAACAATTGCTGGATCACTTCCACCGATTTTATCCCACACACCATCAGTGCTATTGAATTTCCAATTCTTGGATCCTATAGAAACGATTGAATTATTTGCTGGATTTTTTGGAAATATTGGCATACGTTAGTCCTTTTCTTTATTTATCAAACTTCTACCCAGTTATCATCTATTCGCATGTATAATCTTGCAGCACCACTAGAAGTATTGAACCAGAAATCCCCTGTTCCTAATTCAGATTCATTTTTTTGTCCGTTCATTGTAGTACCCACAAAAGAAAATGACACGTCATCATCTAATTTTAAGTCTATATTACCACCTTTTCGGGTAACATCCAGACCACGGGTAATGTTAACGTCTCCAACAGAATCCAATAATCTTCGACCATTATGAAGGATTGCAACTGCTCCACCACCACCAATTGCAGTAAGTAGATTGTTAACCGCCATAGGATCAAATTGATTTACATTGAGAACTCTCTCAAGTGATTTTGCATCGAATGTAAGTTCTTGTTTTTTCTCGTCATATTTAAGGGGGAACCGAGCCTTTACTACACCAGACTTACCCTCAGAGCCACGTTTACCCAATTCACCCCGTGGTCCTTGTTTACCATCAGAACCAAGAGAACCTTTTGATCCAACAGGACCAACTGGTCCGGGTATTCCTTGCTTACCAGAGTCACCCTTTGGACCCTTAGAACCCTTTAATCCTCGTTCACCCTGTGGTCCTTGTTTACCCCCAACACCGTGAGCACCATCCTCACCATTCTGTCCATCTTTACCGGGGAGACCTCTCTGACCCTTCGGTCCTACTTCACCCTTTGGTCCTTGATCTCCCTGTTCACCGGGTTCGCCTTTGTCACCGAGTTCGCCTTTGTCACCGGGTTGACCTTGCATACCATCAAATCCAGGCGGACCCTTCGGTAGTTCAGCACTAAAAACTGCCTCATCAGTAAGGTGTATAAGGATGGTGCTTTGATCTAGACTTTCTACACTCTTTACACCCACACCATCCAGTCCATCTTTACCGGAACTACCAACAGAACCAATATCTCCCGGAACACCTTGCGGACCAATTTCTCCCTGTGGACCTTGTGGACCAACTGGTCCCTGTGAGCCTTTTGGTCCCTGTGGTCCTCTTTTTCCAATTTCTCCCTGTTCTCTGATAATTCTTGTCTGGGCTACCTTGGGAATTATATTTTGTTCTACTCGCTCAAAGCAAGAATCAATTTTATGTTTGGTTCCTGTTACCGAAATCACAGTTCCTGATTCTGTCACAAATTTTCTTTGGTTTAGTCCTATACCCAAAACTATATTAATATCTGAATTTGTTGAAGCAGAAACAGTCTCAACGATAGATCCTTCTAAGACCGTATCATTCAAATTTTTTAATACAACAAATGAATTAACAGAGGACAAACTCATTACCTACTTTTTGCTTTCTTTTTCTTTTTCTTATATGTAGAAGGATTCTTATTTTTATCTTCCTGCTTCTGTTTCAATTTAGCAATCTGATCGTCCATCTTTGCTTGCATCTCTTTCATACTAACTTGAGACATAACAGTTTCATATTGCTTCATGTTTTCTTGTACTCGTTCTACATGACCTTCAGGTACAAGTTTTTGTTCCAGTAAAATTTTTGTTGCATTATATCCTTCTTGGGGACGACCCGCATAGTATGCTGTTGCAGAAATTTCATCTAGAGCACCATACTTATAAACATCCTCACTTATGAAAAGAATATCTTCAGTTGGATATGGTGTTTCTACTGCCATTTTAGCAAAGACATAAGCAGCGGCAGGCATTTCCATTGTCCTATAAATCTTAGATATTTCAACAAGAGGCTCTGCTCTAATTGGTCGTATATTATATGCCGACATATATTCTTTAACAACAACTTCTAGTGGTTCTTTAATTACTGTTGATATCAGAGCAACCCTAAACTGGGAATAATATACCTCTTCATTCCAACCACCCAACTCCACACGTTTCCTGTAAGCCTCACGGGATCGTTCCCATTGCTGTGAATCAAAGTAACTTTGTGCAAGATAAAATTGATACCTTGCATTCTCTGGTTCATCTTCTAAAGCTTTCTTTAGCGTCTCAGCATCGCGAGAATATTTTTCAACTGGAGTGATACCAACATTTCGATTACCCTCAGTTCTAGCACTAATATGGTAATCACCGGGAAGTTTTGTAAACACACACGGACTACCATCAGCAGAAGGCTTTGTAACCTCAGCATACTCATGCAGGATACCAACATATCTCCAAGCAAGCTCCAATTTAAAGATTTGATTTCTCCACCACGAAAAATCGCCTCGCTTGATAAGAAGAGTATAACCATCTGCGGTCATTTCTTTGGGGTACTCAAACTCACCTTCAATGTAGTCATCAGCATCGATTACCCACGCATAATCGGCACCATTTTTTTCTGCATTTCGAAATGCTTCGGTTCGAGATCCCGTTTTCCCAGCGTGATCACCAAAACCTTTCCAATCAGACAGATGAACTTCACCGGGGATGTCTAGCTCATCCATGATCTTTTTAATTAGTTCTGGAGTTCCATCAGTGGAACCAGTGTCTGTAATATCATATCTGTCAACATATTTTGCCATTGATCGTAGACACTGCTCGATGATGTGAGTTTCATCTTTAACGATCATGCATAATGTTACTGTAGGTTTGTCCATAATATATTCCTTATCTGTGGAGGGTACTGCTTATGTAGGTCACTTAGAAATGACACCGATGAAATACCCATTATGCCAAGCAGATCTAGATCCACCATTACTATCGGGACATTTATTCGTTTCTATTGTAGTAAAAAATTTAACATTTAATTTTGAGTTATTAATTGCGGCTGTGGTTCCTTGTTTTACTCTATCCCAATTCCAATCATCTACTATGAATATAAACTCATCTTCTAAAAATGGTAACATTAACTCTAGTCCGTCTCGTTGATCTTCAAATTCATGTGGACCATCAAATAAGTACACATTGTATTTTATATCATCTGACAATTTTACTGTTCTAAAATCTTCACTGTGTATCCTTACTTTATTTTCTGGTAATTCGGAATCCCCAGACAATCTCATTTTGTTTATATTTTCTCTAAACTCATCTTCTGGTCCACCAAACTCACTCCAGTTATCTATTAAACACATATCTATATCGTTATTACCAAAACCACAAGAAACTGCGGTGGATCCCTTCCAAGATCCAATCTCAAGGTAATTCATTCTATCTTCAAGTTTATGGGATAGATTGTTTATAAAATGTCTATACAAAAAACCAGACATCCCATCGAGAGTCAGACCCCATTCGTCCAGATTACTCTCTTGTTTTTGTGCTAAATTCAATGAATCCAAAATAAAATCTGTATATTTAGACGAATCTAAAAATCTCATACTGATTAGTTCACCAAACGATTTATTATATTCAACTTCTGCACTGTTCATAACGTGTCCTTACATGTAAGATTTTAAAATATTAGTGGTAGAGAAATCTCCGACTCGATCGAAGAATACTGTCTTCTGTGCTATACCACCACCAACAATTGTTTTTTTACCATCTTTGTAATCACCACCTAACACTCTGTAAGTAGGACTGTATAGATGTAAATTTTGTATTAGATCTTCATCAGATGAAAAAACAAATATGTCATCAATATATAGTATTGCCTCAAGAAACTTCAATCTATCATTGACGTTGTTATAAGGGCGGTCTTTACCCTTAGACTCTTTGACACGTTCATCGCTGTCAAGACCAACCACAACCTTATCACTTATTGACTTACAGAACTTAAAAAGTTCAATGTGTCCGATATGTACTATATCATAACAACCAGTAACCAAAGAAATTTTTTCCATGCTAATATCCCTTACCATATGGAATGACTTCCCATTTATCGCCGAAATATGGTGCTATTCCACCATATAAAACACGAATATCATGGAAAAATAAATTGTTTCTATCACAGCAAAGTTCGATCATATTCGAAAAACTACTGTCAATACAATGCACTTCCTCTGCATTTTCAATTAATTTTAAGTAGTCCATCAAACAATATTCACTACCCGATGGTCTCACAATTTTTAAATCGTCTCTAATTTTTAAATCGAAATTCATATCAGAACAAGAATCATGAACGAAAATATACTTTTCATTTGGATAATTTTCATCAAAACATTTTTGTTCCATGTCATTGTCACGACAAGTTTTGAAATACTCGTACTTCGCTTCGAACGGAATACCAACTTGTCTATAAAAAACCCTGTCAAATTTTTCGTCACCGTTTTCAACAAAACCAACCCGGAGCAAGTCTTGGTCGTATCCAATCTTGTTCAAAATCTCAGGTGTGGATTCCTCAGAACCGACAACAAAATACGTAAGATTATCAAGGTCAGAGTACATTCTTCTGACCGTTTCCAGATTCCTCTCCTTGACAACCACCTCGTAGTTCTCATATTGAGGTGTGTGATTTATGACATAGCGAATAAGACCATTAAATATGAAATGGTCTCCTAGTCCAAGGTGGGTGTATAGTAGTAACTTACTCATTGCAGTGTTTCATGACCGTGTTGTAGTAGTAATCAAAAGCTTTTTGTCGATCATGTTTGGTTTGATAATCATTATAACACTTTTCTGCTACTTCCTTATACTTGTCATTCTCAAACGCCTCAAGTATTTTTTCTTCCATATCAGCGGCATCATCTCGCATAACAAAGTAGTTATCAAACGAACCCATGTACTGGTCCTCAAACACTATTTGACGCATCTTTGGCATAATCAGTGCGGTTTTACAACTAGCTAACTCCCAGATTCTAGTTGCGTCAAATGAATTACCGAAATCGTGTAAACCAACCTTTGATCTATTTACGATCTCTTTATAGTTAGTGGTCTTAGGTCCAAACATTTCCTCCCATGCAGGATGTGGACCAGAGATGTTTATATACCAGTTAAACTGAGGTAATTTATCTCTAACACTAATCAGCTTTTCTGCGAAAGGTATTCTTCTAGGGTTTGTCATATTAGCAACAAAACAAATATCGATATCCTTTTCATACGAGGAATCCTCCATACTCTTATATCCAAAGTGGAACGGATAAATTGGACAATTGTATGGGTTAACGGTTTCCTTGGTATACTCACGGTGCATGATTAGATCGGGATCTCTAGTCAACCAGCCCGTATTTACATGCTCAGAGTCTGTGTCATCAGACTGTATGAAAAACGCATCTTTACACTGCTCGGAGTCCAATATTCTCTTTATCTCAATACCTTCTCCAGTCCCATGGTCATCATGCAAATATACAACGACATTTTTATATTTAACATCTGGGGTGAAATTAAAAATAGTGTTTTCATCAATGATATCAATTGAGTGACCCATCTCCTCGAAATACTTGAACTTGTCAACCGAGTAGTGCCAGGAGTAAGTTATAAAAAGAAAATCTTTAGTGTCCATCAGGAATCCCCAATCTCTATAGCGTCCCGAATCTTTCTAGCACCGACTGTTGTTCCATCTTTATCACCATGAATTGCACCACCAACATTTGCCATCCAGTCACAACCAAACCTCTCTCTGATTGGTGCGACGAGATCCGCATTCATTCCACAACTGAGTGCAGGGACAACATTTCTATTTCTTAGGATACTCAGGTTTTTTCGTAGATCATCTTCGTCATCACTCTTGTATCCACCCCACATTCCAGAGTGAATCGTGTCAACACCAATCAATCCAGCCAAGTCACAAATAACATCCCAGTCGATACCAAACCGATGTGACTTATCAGTGAATACCTTATCACCGCTCTTCTGGAAGTGGATATTCAGGTTATCTAAATTCATTTTTCTAACTGAGTTATAGGCACCGAGTCCACACCAAACGTTAATATGAATTCCGTTACCACCATTGTCAGACACAAACTTAGCTCGATCACAAATAACATGTGGATCTGAATTTATACAGAAAGAGTAAACTACATTACGACCGCAATTGTTGATGTAGTTCGATATTAGATCGACTCTATCCTCTAGACTACAAAACGATGGATTAGAAAGAATTTCATCTTCTTTGATGAAATCAACCCCGCCGTCAACTAGTTGTTTAGTCATATCAAGAAGTTGGTCTGGTGAAATACCAATCTTTGGTTTGATAATCGATCCAAACAAAGGCTTGTTGAACTGACCAGTAAAAGCTCTCATTCCACTGATACCATGTCGAGGACCAAGGAATTTATCCTCCACACACTGCGGAAGTTTGATGTCGATAAGACGACATCTCAAGATGGAGTCAATATCCATCTGTCCACCCATCAGTTGACATAATAAATGGGACACACCATCACTATCCCAGTCAGTGTTGATCACAGGAAATGCAATTTTTACTTGACCAGTTTTGATCGTCTCCAGATAACTCTTATCCCCGAGGATGATACAAGAGTTTCTTTCAAAAAGTTCATCAGTTTCCCATGCGTTTCTCACGTTAGGATTACCGACACTCTGACCAATTGCGACATTCCAAGCAGCATCACTTAGAGATACGGCGGACTCCATATCATAAGTTGCTATTACGTATTTTTCCTGATCGACACTTGACCTATAAAATTCCATGCTCTAAAACTTTCTTCTCTAAGAAGAGATTCAACTCCTCTGGTGTTCCCAGAGAATACATTTTTTCTACCGGGTAAGTCCGGACGGTCTTACCTGACTTTATCATCTGATTGTAGACCGGAGCGATATAAAATTCATTGTTGAATCTAACGTCATCACTGATCATTTTCTCAGCATTTTCTACGAAATCACTTCCCTTATTGTACCAGTAAATTCCACAGGTTGCAACATCAGATATTACTTTTTTCTCGGCAACTTCAGTGACTACTCCACCGGAATCCATCTTTACATAAGAGTGGTGTGGATTAGTAGAATTGAAAGTCCAGACGATACCATCAGACGAATCATTGTTTCTGTATGAATCAAACATGCCATCATGAACTACGTATTGATCAGAATTTGCAATCAGTAAGTCTTCGTCATTGTTAATAAATTCTTTTGCCAACAACGCAGTGCAAGCAGCACCCTCAGTTAATTCAGAAACTTCAACTATTCTACAATTGTCCGTCAAAGACGATAGAGTTTTCTCAAGAGAAGGATACTTATCTAAGTGCTCTCGTCTAATAAGAAATATAAAATTACCGTCTAAATCTAGATTTTCAATAACACGTTGTATCATAGTCTCACCTTCAATCTGAATTAAAGGCTTCGGATCTGTATAACCCGCATCAAAAAATCTACTACCAGCCCCTGCCATGGGAATAAGAATATTCATAATATAATCTCCAGAGTTTTTTGTAAGTCTGTTCTATGCCTTTTTGAAGTCCTATCAAGTCACCGGGGGGAATGTTATCTTCAGCACAATAAGGTTCCCCCATAAATTTATTCTTAATATGTATGGGGACTGTGTGAGTATCCATTTCATTAATGATTTTTGTAACATCAAGTAAAGAGTATTTCTCTTTGTACGAACAAGACGCATCACTTACCGGCTCATCTGAGTAAAGATAGTATCTTACCAAATAAATTAGATCTTTCATATAGAAAAAATCCATAACTTTATTGGTATGAATAATCATAGGCTCTTTTTTAATGTACCTGATGATGTTTGACTTAATAAATCTAGTATCCAGTTCATTTTCATCAAATAAGCCATATATTTTCATATTGAAAAAGTTATCCGTGTTTTTAACAGATTCAGATATAATTTTTTTACTCTTTCCATACGGCTCATCTGGGGCGTACATCTCTGCCCCAGATGAGAAATTAATTAGCTTCGAAAACTTATCCCTGTTCCCATACAAATTATAATACATCATCAAGTTATGATTCACAGTATCAAAGGAATCTTTTTTCAGTCTGCTACCACCAGAGACGGCCGTATGTAACACTGCGTCAAAGGTTTTACCCTCAAACCAAGCATTGACTGAGTGGCTATCTGTTAAGTCAAAATCGTCTCTACTCACAGAGTCAACATCATAATATTTGTTAAGTTTTTCAGTTAGTGTTTTACCAATGTAACCGTTACCACCAGTTATTAATACTTTCATTTCACTAACATCTTTCATTTTCTAAGGTTCAAATAACTTGGGTGTGGGTTTGATATCATCTCAGAAAAGACAGATTGCAATTCATCGATTGACTCTGGGTGCTGTGTATTTATGTTATCAAAACATGACATAATTCTCTTATCGTCATCGGCCCAATGGGAAAATCCTAGATAACCATATTCCCTATCCCTACCACCGCCGATAATATTAACAGCTATATTTTCGTGGTCAACATAATTTCTTAGCATTTCAAATGGTCTGTATATTGCAAAAGGTGTGATAGAATAAACGAATGGAATTTTTCCTTCCATGGACAATCCAATACCGATACCCATCATAATCATTTCAGATGATCCAACGTTATAAAATCTAGATGGAAATTCATCCCGAATACGATCCCATAGTCCATAACCAAGGTCACCTGTGATTAGATAAATGTCATCATTATGACACATTTCATTGTAAAGAAGATTTTCAAAATCCTTTCGCATGTGTCTCCAATTCTTTCATACCATCATGATAATCAGACTCACTCATGATGTGATAGTGTGCGTTCATCCCCCTTAGAAATGAAAACTCTTCAACTGAGGTATGGTGAATTTTAATGTCAGGTAAAAATGAAGTCAATCTATCCTCCAGATAGTCAGTATCAACTTCCATATAAGCTGCATAGCCATTGACATTTACATGTATCTCGATATTAGATATATTTTGCTCTCTAATAGTTTTCAAAGCCTCCCATACACTACCCTCGGCACACTCACCATCACTAATTAAAACAAATACTTTTTTATCCGGATTTGCTATCGCTCTACCCAATGCGATTGTTATTCCTAACCCTAGACTCCCTGTGGAGCAATGGATTTTGTTCTCTTCATCTCTGTGAGGATGACCACCATGCTTATCAAAGAGCATCTGAGCATCTATACCATAATATTTTTCTATACAACAATACATGGCCATTGCTGCGTGTCCAGATGATAATATGAAAAGGTCGTCATCTTCCATTCTTTCATATATGGTATCAATGATACCTAAAGAAGAAAAGTAACTCCCTAGATGACTGACGTTATTGTTAAATGACAAATCCAACAATCTCTTTTTTAGTTCAAAATCTACCATATAAATTTATTCTTGTAGTAATTCACTATCTCAACAATCTCATCATCAAACACTTTTTCTGGACTCCATCCTAGAGATCTAAGTTTAGAATCATCTAGGGCATATCTTAGATCCTGACCAAGTCTAGAAAAAGAAGTATCCACGTAGTCAAGTATATCATAATCTTCCCCGTCCGTCAACACGTTAATCAGTTTGCAAACAGTTATAATATTACTCTGTTCAAACCCACCAGCAATATTATAAATTTCATTTACAACTCCAGACTCAATAATTTTAATTATCGAAGATGCTGTATCCTCTGCATGTAACCAATTTCTCACTGGGGTTCCATCGTTGTGCAATGGAATTTTTCTACCCAGCTTAAGGGACTTACATGTCTTTGGTATTAGTTTTTCGACATATTGACCAATTCCGTAGTTGTTGGTGGGTCGAACTATAACGTATGGAATTTTATAAGTCCTTGCCCAGGCCAAAACCAACATATCTGCTGCTGCTTTTGTGGCAGAATATGGATTTGATGGTTTTAGTATATCTTCTTCTGTATGCGCCCCATCTACTATGTCACCATAAACTTCATCAGTACTGAAGTGTAATAAGGTAGGAACCTTTGTATTCTCTTGCCTGTAATTCCTAATCAACTCTAGGAGATTATGAACACCATTGATGTTAGAGGAAACAAAGTCATCGCTGTTACTAATAGAATTACCAACGTGAGTTTCTGCCGCAGTGTTAATCACGTAGTCACAATCATACAGAAACTTAAGTTCGTTTATATCACACTGTACAAACGAAAAATTAGAATACTTCTTGAACTCTGCTAGAAGATTAGTATTTGCAGCGTATGTCATCTTATCGATACCCTTAACGTACCAACCACGATCTAGGCATAGTCGTGTGACATAAGAGCCAATAAATCCAAGACATCCAGTAACATATACTACTTTTTTAGAGTTCATAATCTATACCATCATACACGAAATCTTCAAATGATTCACCAATAAAATTAGGAATTTGTCCCTCTTCCCTTGATACCGGGTAGGGCGATCCACCAATGTATGTAGACTCATCATGAACAAGAGCACTCTGTATGGTGGGTACAACATAGTTCCTCAAAAAAGCCTGATCTACTTGTGGTTCAACATGAAATGCTTCACCCATATTTTTCCCGTGCTCTTCTACCAATTGATAAAAATCAGGAAGCAAGTTTCCCTTAGATCCCCACATACCTGCCATCATGACAATTCCGTGCTCAACATTATCACGCATCATATGATAATCTGCACCAGATTGGATCCACTGATCAACAGCAGCAGCTTCTTTTTTACCGACACGAGAATCTAAATCGCGAACAATAAAATAATCTACATCACTTTCACATAGAGGGGCGAATCTAAGAATTCTTTGTGACTGTGAATCTAATTGGTCGTTCCAAACTATCTCACAGTTGTTATATGATTCTAATTTGTCACATATGTTTTTAGGGGTATTGTCTCTAGAAATGTAATACCTACATGTCCACTCCGGATAAAATTTACTAGACAACTCAGCATTTTCCAGTGCTCCGTGTAGATACTTTTTGTCATCTCCCCACAAACTAAAACAAATAAGTTTTTTCACACTAGTCCCTCCAGATTATAGCGGTGTCTGTAGTCCCCCAATATCCAGTTATAAGGTTTGACAGATGAATTGGAAACACTTCTTTTGGAAGTGAGTTTATTTGTTTCCATCTATTGTGAATGTCCTCATGACCACTGTACCATGCATCTTTAAACTTCACATCTGGTTCAAAGTAATAACTATAGTGATCAAAAATTGGTGTCAACATTTTACCTTTATCCTCACAACCCTCAAGTGTTGGTGGTTCGTGTCGAACAAAAGACTCCCCCTCCCAGTCCCAGAGCCTGATGTAACCACCATTTCTTCCCTCACCCCACTCACCAGAAGCCAGCAAATTCTTACCAACATAATATCGGCTGATAAACGCACCATACTTCAGATTCTCTTCCGTGAGTTCTTTCTCCGCTTGATCCATTGCTTCGGCTGTCCATTGCTCATCAATATCAAACTCCCACAAGAAACATCTATCGGTTAACTTTTTAACCTCTTCGATAGCACGATTGACTTGATCGTCCTTTGAATTCCAGAAGCCGTCTGAAGGAACGTATACCAACTTAGATTCTTCTTCCGCTAACTTCTCCAGAAATTCTCTTGTACCATCAACACTCGCACCATTGATATGATATTCATCGGGCATTTCTTTACACCACTGAGTGCTACCATTTGACTTAGAAGCACCCTCAACCACAACCCACTTATCACAGTTCTCAAGAATTTGTCTGTACTGATCTTTGTGTTCTAAGTGATGTAATCCATTAAAAATTATACTAAAGGCTACTCTCATCGATTTCTCCTAATGATTTGACGGTTACAAAATTTTCACCGTAGTTAAAGTTTTCTGGGGTAGGACACCACACCACAAATTTATCTAAGTTAGGTATGACCCACTTGTTCATACAAAGGTGTAATGGTCCAGTATTCACCGCTATAATATTTTTTACCTTTTTAGCCATACGAGCTATTTCTACAATGCTCATATTATAGTCTAGAGTGCAGGGAACACCCTCGATTTTTCTTGTTGTTATTACGGTTTTGTTTTTAGACAACAATTTATTCAGTGTATCAGAACATTCACTTTCAAAGTTCGGAAATTCAATACTTTGATTCTGACTGTTAATAAAAAGGTAGTCGTAAGTTTGATCGTGTTTCGTGTCTAAAGAAAGAGATTCCTGATTGTAAATCATATCTTTCTTCTCTTCAAAAGGACACTCTATTGACATGATATTTGATAGTATTTTGTTGAGAATTAGAAAGTAAGTTCCCTGATCAGACTGGTCACCATAGATTTCCTCTGATGTCTCGCATATTCCACCGTAGTCGTGTGCTCCAATCCAAATGTTGTAACAAGGATCTTCAACAGTTTCAGCCATGTAGATGTGCTCTAGTTTAACTCCGGTGGTATCACCAATCATTTCATTTAGCTGATCATGATACGATGGGTTACAGTAGAACTTGAACTGTACGTTGTTAAGTTTAGCTGTATTCGTTAGATAATGAAGCGATTGTATACAGTCACCAAGATGCATAATGTTAAAACAATTCAGTGTTTTCATGTTCAATCTCCGTGAGCAAGCCTATAGCTATCAGAGTCAAAGTGCTCAGTAGAAAACTCAAATAACTCTGAGTCCTCAATCGCCTCCATCTGATGATTCAGTCCGGGGTAGATATAAAAACTCATGCCAGGTTCTAATAAAGTTTCCTCCGCACCATCCAACTCGTCACCATCCGAATATCTCACAAGCAATTTACCTGACTGTAGATAAAAAACTTCGTCTTTCATTTTATGGTAATGCCAAGAGCATTTCTTCCCTGCGTTGAAAAACAACAACTTCCCACAGTATTGTTCCTTGTTGACTATCCATTTTTCATATCCCCAACCCTTTGGTACATACTTCATGATATCATTTTGACATGAACTCATTGACAACCTCCTCAATGTAATCTAATTGTTCATCAGTAATAACAGGACTAGTACCCAAGAAAAATGTATCGGTAGTAATTTTTCTTGCATTGGGATACTTACTAATCACTTCACTCTGATCCATCATTCCCTGATACGCTGGTTGCAACATAATATTACCTGCAAAATAAGGGCGTGTCTGAATCATATTTTCCTCCAAGAAATCAACAATGTCTTTTCTCTTAAATGGAGCAGTGTCTTTTATCGTCAGAGCGAAAGCAAACCAAGCAGGATCAGAATGTTCTGTCTTCTTTGGTATAACGAAACACTCCTCGTGCTTAGAGAATATATCACACAATCTCCTGTGGTTGTGCTTTCTCTTTTCCACAATCTCAGACAATCTATCCAACTGAACAAGACCCATAGCAGCTTGGAGTTCAGTTGGTTTCAAGTTATACCCAATCTCATCATAGACATACTTGTGATCAAAGATTTCATCTGGTAGTGCAGGTAGCCAATTAGAGAAACGGTTCTTACATGTACCGTTCTTTAATAGTCCAGCTTTCTGTCCGACACAGTAACATCCTCGTCCCCATTCACGGAAACTTCTTGCGACTATTTCTTGATTCTTTGTATTACAGGCAACAAATCCACCCTCACCCATGGTAATGTGGTGTGCGGGATAAAACGAACAAGAAGCAAAGTCTCCGTAACTACCAAGTGGACGATCTCTGTATGTTGATCCTAGAGCGTCACAACAGTCTTCGAGAAGAATCAAACCATAATCGTCTACGATCTCCATCAACCTATCCATGTTGGGTGGGTTACCAAGAACATGGGCAAATGTTATGACTTTACATCCTTCCTTTGCCCTCTCTTCTACCTGATCAAGATTTAGATTTAGAGTGTCAAGATCAATATCAACAAATGCTGGCTCGAATCCAACTTGGAAGATTGGATTGATTGTTGTTGGAAAGCCCGCAATAGGAGTAATAACCTTTGTTCCCTTTTGAAGGTTTGCTCCACGCCTTGATGTCAAAGCTGACATCATAATCAGATTAGAACTACTCCCGCTGTTTGTGAGAACACCAAAGTCTTTACCCATAAGTTTTGGGAATTTATGTTCAAATCTGATACCACTCTTACCAAGAACCAACCACCCATCAAGAAGAGACTTAACAGATTCAGTATATTCTTCTGTACCAAAATAGGGACCGGCGTATTGAACCCAATCCTTCCCCGCAGTCCACGTTTTTTCGGACTGCTTTTTTGAAATATATTCTTCTACTAAACCTAGAATCTCATCAATCATAAATTAGTTACCTTGTAAAGATATAACGATCACCAATATTACCACCAGTGTGCTTTGATTCTGCATGATTGTAAATCTGTCTGTGTAGATTAAATTTGGACTCAACCGTCTCAACTTGTCCAGTGTCATGTCTAATATCAAGAATCAAAATACCATCATCACTTAGCGTTTTCTCAAACAAATCCATATATGTGCTGACATCATAATGCCACCCACATGAAAGGAACGAACTTATTATATCATACTTCTTATCATATAGCTCATCAAAACTATCAGTTTCGTATAAATTGATTATACTCTCTTCGACTCCATTGGAAACAAGAATATCCTTTGCGGCATCCATGCTATTATAGCCTTTATATTCTTTGTTAAAGCCTGATATCTTGGTAGTATCAAACTCATTCTTATCCAGAAGATAAATTTCTGAACGTTTGTTGTAATTATCTTTGTAGTGATTATACAAAGCAACATCTGATAAGGCAAGACCACAGCCAATATCTAAAATAGAATCACAGCTAGTGGGTAGATAATCCTGCACCATTTCATAATCCTTTCGGATCATCTTATTTACTGCATCATCAATATCCTCTTGTGGGGATTCCTTTGTCAAGGTATACTCAGTTTCTAAGCGTGTTCTCTGTGGGAAAAGGTAATCTAAATACTCTCTCTTAAAATTACTTACTGTCATGAATCTCCATTCCCCAATCATTAAGATTAGGTATATCATACTTCTTGATACTATTTTTAATAAACTTGTTCTTATAGCTTTCTTTTAAATCCTGTGTACTATAAATCTCAGGATCCACTTTAAGTGGGAACGAAAAATCCTCATACTCCCACTCAAAATTTGCGACTGATTCATCATAAGCAGACGCGGGTGTTGTTTCAATTTTATACTTTTTATTATTCACATAATCAGCAATCTTCCAGTAATATTGCTTAACAGCAACAGTGGGTTTATCGAGCCACTGTAAATGTGCAATGAAAAGATCTGGAACTCCTACCACACCATGCTTACCGGGGTGTGGAATATGTTCGGCGTGCATAGTTGCATCTTTAAACTTGGTTGGTTTACTGTAAGAACCAATTCTGTCTTTATAATTCTCTCTCCACGGACCATCTACCCGTATCCTATCCTTACCGGTATATTGAACCCATCTAAGATATATCAATGTGTCTGGGTTCGATTCTAGTAGATGTTCTAACTGTGCCTTATTGGTATTTCCATCAAGGTACTCATCACTGTCCATACAAATAATATTACCTGAGTGCTTCAGTGCTTCATCAAAAAGTCTCTGTCTTCCGCCAGACTCTGCGTATGTTGCAGCACCCGGACCTTCAGTCTTTAGGACAGCAAGAATGTTATATTCATCTTTATGTTCTTCTAAAAATTCACTCGTTCCATCATCAGAGTGATCATCCAAAAAGACAAAACCATCAGCATACTTTTGCCAAAGAGGTAGCATTTCCTTGACGAGATATAATTCATTTCTTGTTTGCGTTATTTGTACAATCATAATTTCTCATTAATAACAGATTCAATTCTCTCGCTATAGTTCGCATAAGTTTCTGCAATCTTTCTATTCTCTATGATAGCATCCATCCTATCGTTATAATAATCTAGAGTTAGATTGTTCAATCTAGGAATTAAAGCATCAATTGAATCTACTATTATCATACCATCAAGATTAAAATAGTTACCAATGTTTGGACATCCCCAATATATGGGTAATGTGTATGTTAGAAAAGAATCTATGAGCTTCTCTGTAAAGTAATGTTTGACGTTTTGATTCTCTATACAAACATGAAAGGCAGAGTAAAAGAGAGATTCCTTCTCACCATTTGGTAGTGGGTTCGTTGCTCCTAGAAAAGCTTTAAGGCTAGTATGAAACATTGTTGGTATTTCTATTTCATTCTGTCTCGCCCACAACTCTCTCCGTAGTCTGTAACCGGGACGATCTGCATCATACCAAGAAGCAAGAAAACTAACATCATTGAGTGTTCTCTCTCGCTTCTTGAAAATTTCAATATCACAACTAAATTCACCAAGACCATCAGGGTGTTTGATTTTACCCCGATTTAGCCATGTTGAGCCGTAAGGAAATATTTCAGCGTTTCTACAATGAAGAACAATTCCATCATCAGCACATAGAATTAAATCATATAGATCTTTATTTTTTATTACAGAAACATTAGTTTCTCTGTTTGGTGATAAATAACTCTCACTTGAAAGTATCAAGACCTTATATGCATCCGGATCATCAAATTCTTCAATACGAACAAAGTGAATTTCTACAGGACGATCAAATGTTATAGTGGGATCAAAAAGATAATCCCCGTTCTTAACGGTAGGTTTGTATAATTTCGTAGAGTTCATCATCAGCCATTTTTAAAGAGTTCACACGTTCAAAATTGTCCTTAACTGCATCAAATTTTTCTTCATACAGTTTAGGTGTTAGTATATCTATATCAAACTCATCAGTCAATTCTATAATACCATCAGTGTTAAAATAATCACCAATATTAGAAGTTCCCCAGTACACAGGGATTGTTCCTGTTGCAAAGGCATCAGTAATTTTTTCTGTGAAGTAATTGTCATGTTGACAGTTTTCAATAACAATAGTGAAACGATAATCTCTGTAGCCTTCTATCTTGTCAAACAAATCAGATCCAAGTCTAGTTCCAGTAATTGAACCAAATACATCCAACTCACTGTCCTTGTGTTTTTCAACAAACTCGTGACGTAATACCTGACCCGGAAAGACTTTCTTATTTGACGCAACAATGGAAACATCCTTTGTTTTTTTGTATAGCTCCGTACACGAAGTTACCCACGGAAGATTGCTACCAGATTGAATCAGATGAATTCTTTCGTGTTTGTCTGCGAGTTCCTTATCGCAGGTAAAAATAGCTTTGTAGTAATCCATAAGTGAATCATAATTTTGATGAATCAACTCATAAACATTTTCTGAAACTACAGGTGACTCACATAACCAACCAAATCTGTTTTCTGGAATCTCCTCACTATCAAACATACCAACAATACCACTGTCAATACAAACAACAGTATCTGTTTCAGTAGCATTCCTAGTCCATCTGAATTTGTTTGGAACCATATCCGAACACGATGAATGTTCCCATCTGAACGGTTCACCAATACACATAATTTTTTCACTCATTGTTTAAACCTACACTTTGCCATTCTATTTTAGATTCGTCGAATCCCATCTTACGAAGGGAATCCTTTTTTGATTCAACATCAGAAAGACCCATCTCAATTACCGTTTCATCTGTTACTGTACCGGGCCATGTACAATACTCGTATCCCAATAGTCCAAACTTACAATATCCAGTTGTATCTGCTACAGCCTGAAAAAGAACTTCATGATCAAAGTTTTCATGATTTTGTTCTCTGCTACTATCTATAGCAGTTTTCCAACGTAACAAAAAGTCATGGGAACGTTCATTATTTTTGAACCATATTGGAGATGCTTTGATACCTATCAATTCAGGAACCCCAGAAGCAAAAAGAATATCAACATCTAGATTTTCATCACTGTTGATATACTCAAGTTGAGTCATCGGATTGAGAAGGTTTGTATCCACATCTAACCAGAGTATATTATGATCAAATTCATGAAACTTCTCAATAATGAAATCAATCTTTCTCCTACAGTTCTCTTTATAAGAACCAAGACTATCCAATTTTTCAATGTGATAGTCATAACCATACTTGTCTAGTTGTTCTTTGAGTCTATGGTAGGATTTTTCGTAGTACTTTGAATCGTCTACATCACAATAATAACTTATCACTTTTAAATTCATTATCACTTACCTATATGATATTTTGGTACAAGCTCCCAGTCTTGCTTATCTCTATGTGGAATAATCTTAATCTGCCCAAGACTCGCCTTTGGTTCTTGACATGAGTCTTTATCCAATATATCAAGTAAATCCCATTCGTCAAGTAAATTAACTATAACATTTCTTCTAGCTATATCACTATCAGAAATATCAGATTCAAGTCCATCAAGAATAAACAATTCTTTAAAATGCATTATAGAATATCTACCCCGTTTGTGTAGAATATGACAGGACTGAAATAACTTGTTTTCTTTTCGGGACGAAACACCTATGCGGGTCAACGTCTCTCTTACTTTCAAAAAATCATCTTTTTCATTGAGAGAAATCTCAACTCCCAAACCACTAAAAATATCTTCCATTTTAATACTCCATTTTACATAATATGGCAGTATTATTTATTCAAATCACTTGCCCACACCCCCGGTATTGAGCTTATTTCGCATATACTCAATATCATCAGGAGTTATAATGTCCATGACTTCCTTAGCTTTGGTGTCAGAGTACCCATAATACTGCTTGATGATATCAAGATTTTCAACAGATTCCTGCTTAAGCCACTTACTATATCTCTTGTTCTTACGGATACTCTTCTGAAGATAGTCAAACTGCATCTTTTTATCTGTTTCCGGTCTACGATTCATCTCATTTGCATAAAGAACCGTATCCATAAAATATGATAGACATCTGTTTACCACAAAAGGAGTATACCCCTTCTCGACACTTTCATCCTCAGTGTCAAGAAGAGGCTCCTTTGAATAATTAATAGCCGTTAAATATTCACCCAGCTTCATCAGGACTCTGCACAGCTAGAAGGTTTCCGACTCGAACAAGATCCAATGACTCATCACCATTCTTATAGAACGAACCGGGATCTGCTCCATACTTCCACAGAACCTTATCACCCGGATTGATATCGTAGTTAGCATCGACAATCTCACCGACAGAAACTACTTCACTCCAAGTAATCATATTGTCGGGTAGATCATCTTTGTAGAGAATACCTGCTTCAGAGATATGCTCTTCCTTGAAGACAGTTTTTACTGCAACCCAGTCACCATAGGCTTTAAATTTACTCATTTGAATTCACACTCCATCATAAGTTCGACGATACACGCCGTTAGGTTAATTTCTTGATCTGCAACGAACGCTGCTTTGTGTTGATAATCGGCTAGAATCA